ACGGAAGTCAGACTTACCAGCAGCAGCAATGCGAGTATTGGCTTCGTTAATGAACCACTCTAAGTCTGCAAAGGTTTTGAACTTACGTTCTTTACCAAACTTAGATTCAGTAGTCATCCCACGCATAGAGGGATCACGAGGAGCTGTTCCTAGTAACGATTGAATAAACTCTTCACGAGCACCCTTAGGAGCACCAGCCCAATCAAGAATGTGAGTTACGTAGTCTTCAAGCAAACCTTTAATAACGCCAGCTTCAACAGCACGGTCACCAATCTCTTTGACAATAGCTTCGTATCTCTTAGCAACAACAACTTCATGTGGGCTAAGATTAGACAAATCACCGCTATCAACAGCAAGAGCAATAGCTTCTCTACGAGCAGCATCAGGCACTGCTTCCATCATCTTATCCATTGTGTTGTGGATAATCCGATCATTAGCAAGTTTGTTTTTAATGTTTGTACCAACAAACTTTTCTGTCTCTTTGACAGGTTCTAGCCAAGTCTTCTTGTACTCTTGATAACCTTCGTAGAACTTAACAGCTTCAGTCTCTCCGTATTTCTCATAGATGTCCGTAGCAATTTCTTTGAACTCTGCTTCATCTTTAACATCACGAGGATCAGTTTTAGTTCTGTCAACAGGTAGCTCATCTGGTGAGCCTGCTGTCTTAGAAGGCGTGCTAGTAAGCACAAGATCAGGACGAGGAGTAAAGTCTTTAGAACGTTTAACCATAGAGATACCTTGGTCAAACACTTCATCAAGAGCAGTACGAGCACCTTCGGGGATACCCAATCCTTTACGAACAATCTCTTTGAAAGAAGCCCACATGTTATTAGCAACACCTTTAGGTTGTTGACCAACCTCAATGCTGCTTAATAACTTTTGAAATTCTTTATTAGTAAATGCTTCAGAAGCAAACTCATGTACATCTTCAAAGCCGTAATACTTTTCACCTGTTTTGGGATCAAGCTCTTCACCATGAGTAGCTTTGTACTTGTCAAACAACTCTTGCATCTTGATAGCAGCAGTGCTACCTTTTTCTAACAACAGTCGTTGAGTACCTGCGTGCAAAGCTTCGTGTAGGAATGTTTGTACATCCCCATCTTTACCCATCTCTACAAGGTGTTCGTCTCCACCTGTGTACATACCAGTAGCATCTTGTTTTTCAACACCACTTTTGTCTATGTACTTAAGGTAATCATTACCAAACTTTAAACGAGCACTACGAATAAAGCTAGACTCATTAAGAGCTTTAATTAAAACACGTTGACCATAAGTCCCCATGCCTTTGGTTTCAAGAATACGATCAAATGCTTCGCCAACATTATTGGTTCCCCACAAGTGATCTTGCAACTCTTCCCAAGTAGGAACTCGTGCATCTTTAAATTCAACAGCAGGAATATCTTTGTGCAACTTAGCGTGTTCAGCTTCTAGTTTAGCAATTTCAGCATTGATCTCAGTAACACGTTGTTCATTACCAGCTTGAGCAGCTTTGTCTGCTTCTATTTCTAAGTTAAGACGAGTGTTTTCGTTCTTAGTAATAGCAGCTTTAAAGTCTTCACGAGATTTAGGTGCAATGTCTTCAACAGGAGGCTTAGCAACACCAGCAGGTTGATCTTCAGTAATTTCAAAACGTTTGTCACCAGCTTTACGCAAGTCACCACTGTGCAATCCAGGTTGTTCACCAGGAGGATTTTCAAGCACATGATCTTCAGGAATCTGTTTGGTTCTTTTAGCGTGATCTACAGCTTGTTCACGAGTTAAGAACTGACCACGTTCAGTAACAAAGCCTTCTTCGTGAGTGTCTTTAGTAGCTTCTTTACGAGCTTGGTCATGCTTTGGCCCCATACGTTCGATGTTGCCAGTCTCTTTGTTCTTAATAGCAGTTTCAACCAAAGGAGACTCAGCATCACGTTTAACAACTTCAGCTTTAATAGTCTCAAGCCATGCTGCTTTCTCTTCTGGTGTAGCACCTTCTGGAGGTTTAGGAGGTACAGCACCAGTGGTACTAATAACAGTTTTACCACGACCAGATATAACACCAGCAGCCTTTTCACCAATCTTAGTGCCTATGGCAAATGGAATCTTACCTGCTACGTTAAAGCCAGGCATAGCTGCACCAGCAGCAGCAGATGTAGCAACTTTCCAAGGTTCAACTGTGCCTGTCTCAGCGTACTCAGTACCAGCTTCAATACCGCCTTGCAGACCACCAGAGATAACACGTTGACCAGTAGGTGTAGATGCAAGACGAGCAATCTTGCCAGCATCTTTAGCAGCAGTAACAGCAGTCTTAGGAGACATACCAGCCATGCCTACACCTAGTTCAGTTAGGAATGTAGCTGTTGGGTATTCTTTCTTTTCTGCTTCACGTTGTGCATAGTCTTCAGGAGCAAACGTTTGGTGCATCATATCTTGAAGCTTTTTAGCAGCTCCAGATGCAAGCATAGCTCCACCAAAGCCACCACCAAGTTCAATAGCTCCAGCAACAACAGGAGCAAAAGGCCCACTAAGAGGGGCTACAGTAGCCGCTACAGGAGCAGCAGCAGCCATACCACCACCAAAGCCTGCTAAACCAAATCCAGTGGGTAAAGCAGCTTCTACGGCAGTACGACCAACGTGTTTAGCTAATCTACTAGTAGGGTCTTGATCTACACCTGCTTTAGGATATACACCAAAAGCAGCACCACCTTTACTTTCTACAGCAGAAGTAGTTGATGTAGTAGGTTTGGAAATAGTTTCCCAACCTTTGTCTTCTGTAGCAGGCGCAGCTTTGCTACTAGGAACAATTGTTTCCCACCCAGATTCTGTAGCCATGATTACTTAGCCTTACGTTGAATAGAGCCATCAGGAGCAACCCGATAATCGTATTTAGTGGGTTCGTATTTTTGACCACTAGCCTCTACTTTACTTTGAAGACCATACATCTTATCTTGTTGTTCATGCAAAGTTTTTGCATAAGCATTAGCAGCTTTAGGAGAGTCAAACTTACCTAAGTGTTCACCTGTTTTGCGATAATGAGCAATGGCTTCTTTGTCACTAACAACTTTATCGCCAACAACTGTTGGGATAAGAACTTCTTTGCCGTCTTCTTCAAACGACATAGAACGAACAGTGCTAATAGACCCGTCTTTATTTTTAACAACAGGACGAGCAGCAAGATCAATGTTTCCTTTTTCAACTAATCCAAAAGCTGAACCTTTGCTACTAGTAGCAGCAGGAGCAGCTTTAGGCGCTTCTTGTTTGCTACCAACAAGTTCCATTTGAGCCTTAATGCTATTAAGTACTCGTTGTTTGCCACCAAAAGAATCTGGAGCGTTTAATGCTAAGTCGTATTGTCTTTGCAAAACTTTACGGTAAGCATCATCACGTTCTTCTACAGCTTCTTTCCACGCTGCATTAGCTTTTAATTGTGCTTTTGAATCTGAACTTAAAGAAAGTTTTTCTATTTCAGCAGCTTTTTCTTGTACACGTTTATTTAAGTTTTGTACAACTCTATTGCCCCTGCTTTCTATGTCAGTGTTTCTAAGAGAATATTCATTCCAAGTCAAACGTTTTTCTTTTGTTTGAAAACGTTCTTGAGTGCCACGCTCTTTATCTTCTGCGCGTTCTGTACGTCTAGCTTCTTGAACCACTACTCGTTCCATAGCAGCAGTGTCTCCCATTGCTCTACGTTTAGTAGCTTCCGCTTCGTGTGTTTCTGTATTTTTTACTTTGTAGTCGCCTATCAAAGTTTGTTTGTTTGTGTCTACAGCTATTGCTTGAGCAGCATTTCTTCTAACACCAGACATTAACAATTTATAAACAGCAGCTTTTTTTTCTTCATTAGAAAACTTGTTCCAAAGAGGTTCTCCAATTTGGCTAAGAACGGCTCTTTGTGATTGTTCTGGAAGTTTTTTAAAGTCTTCAGTAATGTTGTTTACATCCATAGCGTCAATAACAGCAACAGCTTTGTAAAGCTCTCTGTCGTTATTATCTAATTGGCGTTGTTCAGTTAGCACTGCTTTAGAAGCAGCAAGAGTAGCTTGTTGTGAAAGCTTTTCACCATCTACAACAAGACCCCCCATCATAAAAGCTTTGCTCAAACCAGAAGCCATGTCTGTTTCAGACTTGTTTTTATTAGCAGGGTCTTGCATCCACTTGGCAACTATGTCTTGCTTCTTAGCTTCAGACTTAATGCCTGTGTCAGCCACAATATTTGCTAACTTAGTTTTAGACAAGTTCTCTTGATCTTGTTGCAGTTTGACTTGCGCCTCTTGCATCTTGTTGGCTTGAGCTTGCTGTACATCAGGTATAGCAGCCATGTTTTGCTGAAGCTGTAAGGCAGCATTGCTACCAGCAGCTACATCACTCATTAAGAATGGCATGATTAATCCTTAATAGCTAGCATTAAAATTAGCTGCACCAGTTGCTGTATTGCCATAATTAGCACCTGCTCCAGCTTCATTTACTGGAGACTGATATTGGTAATTATTAGCAGCAGTAGCAGGAGAACCAAACTGACTAGCTAAACCACTTAAACCTCCTACACCTTGAGCAAGAGCTTGATAGCCAGCTTGTTGTTGTCCTAAGCCCATACCAACAGCAGTAGCAGGATTATTAGCAGCACCAGAACCTTGAGCTAATCTATTTAAATAGTCAGTCATAAAACCATAGTAGCCTTTCTGACCTGTCTGTTGTAGAGCTTGTTGTTCTCCACCTGAATACAGTTGTCCTGCACTAGCAGCAGCTCTTTGACTTGCTTGCATAGCAGGTTGTAAAACACCTGTATTGAACTGAGTAAACCCAGGCATACTTTGTATATTGGCACTAGCACCAGGCTGTAAAGCACCAGCATACATAGAAGCTAAGTTGCCCCTATAGGCAGAAAATGGATCAGCAGCTTGCGTAACAGCACCACTAGCTCCACCACTAGTTAGGGAATTAATCCCTGAGGCAATACCAACAACAGAAGCAATAGCGGCTAACGGCATGTTAGACTCCTAACGTATTAAATGATTTAACTAACTCTAAAGCTTCTTTAGCTTCTTCGTTACATACTTGGTCATCAGCCCATAGGCATAACCAAATTACATCGGTTACAGCCACTATGGTGTGAACAGTATCTTTGGGAATAAAAACTAACTTGTAGCCTGACATTCTTTTTGTAACGCCATCTACAGTAACGTCAGCAGTGCCCGACACTAGTACAGAAGTATGGGCATGGTGATGTTTATGAGACTCAATCATATAGCCTGCATCGACTTTTGTTTCTACAACAAAAACCTTGCCGCTATCCTCATCACCACCAAAGAATTGAATGTCCATTTTAATACCTTATCTTCTGTAACGACCACCACCAACAGATTGTTCTTGATCCATTTCACCTATTCTGAAATCAATTTCAGCAGCATCTAGGCGAAGAGATACGTTATCTGTTACTAAGAACTCCCAAGCTCTACGTCTGTCAGCACCACTTAGGTAAATCTGAGAACGAGAAGCACTAAGATCAATTGACCTGTAGCTAGACCAGGTGTTGTAGTCGTCACCACTGTGACGTACTTTCATGGTTCCAGCTACCTTATCACCAATAATCTCTAACCTTCCATAGAACTTACGTTTAGTAGTTCCGTTGTCAATAATGTCTGTGACAGTACGACAGTAGATAGGTTGACCATTATCTTGGTAAGTATTGACATCAAAGTAATACAGCGTAGCTGTGTCATCATCTAACACATAGGGCACACTGTTTACTTCAGCGTAAAAGGTAGGACGGAAATAAGACTCTTGGTATGTACCAGGATTAGGTTGGTCACTACTCTGCATAGAGTATTGAGTCCAGGTGTACCACATCTTTTCTGTCAAGTCATACACCAATGTTTGATTAGTGTTTTTCAAAGATAAGATGTACAGAGTATGCCCATTAATTGTGTAGCAGTAAGCAGACACAGCACTTAGTCCATCAGCTTCTAAGTGACGATCAATGTTGGCATTAGATATACGAACAGGTGATACCCCATCCATGAGATATACAGACCTGCCATAAGTCTTACTAGTACCCACCCATAGTACTGTGTTACTAGTAGCAACAATAGAATCTCCAGATGCACAACCTATCTCAGAGGTGTAGCTTGCAGCAAGTCCTAATGGAGAACCAACAGCATTACCAACATCGTAAAAGAACTGAGTACTAACCTGACCAAAAGCTACGAGGTAGTTAAGGTGTTTAGCAATCCCCACTAAGGTGTCAGTAGTCTGTTCAAAACTTAGGTAATCTAATGCTCCCCAAGAAGTTGGATCACCTAGGTTAGAGTTGTATATACGGTTAGTTGCAGTACCTATAAACACATAGTTGTCTAAGAACGCAACACCAGATACATAAGGGCCAGAAGGAAAAGCATTAAGAGCAGGTGTTAACACACCATTAGAACCTAGGTCTGTAAACGTAACAGTTCCAGATACAGTTCCAGTGTTAGCAATGTTTATCGTAATGATTGTGCCATTGATGTTTGTTACTTGAGCATTAGGTGCAACACCTGTACCTGTAACAAACATGCCTACATAGATACCTGTAGCACTAGATACAATGATAGTAAACAAAGCTGTAGACCCTGTACCCGTAGGAGTAACAGGGCTAGGTACGTTGATAGTACAAGTACCAGCAGAAGATAAGCCACTACCAGCACTAGTTATAGTTACAACACTAATACTTCCATCAACAACAGTAGCAGTAGCAGCAACACCTGTAGCAGAAAAACTAAGGGTAATCCCTTGGCTATAGTTAAGACCAGGGTTGTCAATACTAATATTGTTTACTTTGTCATTAACAATAGTTGTGTAAGTACCAGCCTTGCTTAACAAGTATCCGTTAACCTTGTTGTGAAAAAACAAGTAGGCATCAAGAAAGGTTCTTACAAAGTAGCTTTGACTAGTTGAAACAGAAGTTGATCCTAAAGTTGTAACAGAGTAACCACTAGGATTAATTTGGTACACAGTGTTATTAATAACAGCAATCAAGTTGTTATTAAAGCCTGACAATCCTTGACTGTTTAGATAAGCAGGAGGAGTTACAGGTGTAACCTGAATAGCAGCTACAAGGCCAGGACGTTTAACAAACTCTCTCTTTTGATCTCTTGTTTCAAAGTAACAATTAGACGAGTACGAGTCTTTAGCAAACGTCCCATTGCGAGATTCAATGGGCTGTGTAAGTGGTATACGTTCTGTAGCCATGCTTATCGACCATAAGAG